CAGGCATGACGGTTATGAGGCGGGAAGTTCATTTGGCTTATCCTGCTCGACGCAGTATGTATGCCGATTGGATTCAGTGGATGGAGTTCCGCAAGGCTGGTCTGCGGGTTGAGTTTGATACCACTCAAAGGTTTATTCATTGGCGGCATCCAGAGGCAGTATCATTTCAACCTCATCCACAAGGTGAGGCTGATGTTGCTTTGTTCCGTACTTTTGTGAATCACTATGAGATTGTGCCTGGTCAAGAGTTTCCACCTGTTGCGGTGAAGTAACATGGGAACACCATGACCATCACCAATGGCTACGCCACTCGCAATCAAATCAAAGCAGCTCTCCGCATTGGGACGGCTGACACGCTTGATGATGATCTGATTGACAACTGTGCTGGGGCTGCTTCGCGTCTTATTGACGGATATTGCAACCGCCAGTTCTGGTCTGTTGGTTCTGCAACCAGTCGGGTCTATATGGCTGAGAATGATTTCTATTGCAGCATTGATGACATCGCTGGAACTGCGATTGTGTTGAAGACTTCTGGTGCTACTGATGGAACCTTTGATGTGACTTGGTCGCCGTCTGATTATCAGTTGGAACCGTTGAATGGTCGCTTGGATGGTTTGCAGTGGGCGTATGACAAGATTCGTGCGGTTGGTGACTATCTGTTCCCAACAGTCAACGGCAATTATGGTGAGCAGGCTTTGGTTCAGGTGACTGCTGTGTTCGGTTGGCCGTCTGTGCCGGAACCTGTCACACAGGCCACGATCATTCAGGCTTCACGAATCTTCAAACGATATGACTCACCGCTTGGTGTTGCAGGTTTCGGTGACTTGGGTGCCATTCGTGTTTCTCGTTTCCTTGATCCGGACATGGCACAACTTGTCGAACCGTATCGACGGCTGCGAATGTTCGCATGAACGAAGAAACTACCGTCACCCAGATCAAGCAGGGGTTGCAGGTTCGCCTGGCAACGATTAGCGGGCTGAGGTCTTACGCCTATCAGCCGGACAATCTGAACACCCCGTTCGCTTGGCCGATGTTGGACACAATCACCTACAACGGTGCAATGCGTGGCGGGCTCATCACCCATGTTTCACGGTGTCGGTGGTGGTAGGTCGCTCAGCTGAGCGCTCTGCTCAGGCGGCGTTGGATGGGTTCCTGTCCTATGAGGGTGCGACTTCTATTCGTGCCGCTTTGGAAGGGGATCGCACGTTGGGTGGTGCGGTTGCGAACCTGCTGGTCGAGTCGGCTTCAAACATCTCCACAATGGAAGGAAATGACACCACCTATCTGATGGTGGACTTCCGTGTCATCGTCTATCAGTAACGGTTGCCCGCTTGCGGTTGGTGCGTGTAGAGTTATCGCATCGGCTCAGCCGAGCAGAAGTAGTTCATCTCGATAGCCGATAAGGCAGGAGCATCAAATGGCAAAGCAAGTTCTCACCAACGTGGCAGTCACCTTCGGTACTGCCAACACCGATATTTCCCAGTATGTAGCGTCCGTGACCCTGTCCACGACTGCTGCCGAAGTTGCAACAACTGCAATGGGTTCCTCGGCTGTGACACGGATTCAAGGTTTGATCGACAACTCGGTCACGCTTGAGTTGCATCAGGATTTCCCAACGATTGAGAAGTTGTTCTGGGATGCTTACACTGCTGGCACTGCTGTACCGATGACGATCAAGCCAAACGGAACTGCTGCTGCTTCTTCTGCAAATCCGCAGTATGCGTTCTCGGCTCTGCCCGTTTCCTGGACACCTGTAGCTGGTGCGGTTGGTGACCTCGCAGTGGTAAGCATCACCTACCCAATCTCTGGTGCAATCACCAAGACTGGCACTGGCGCATAGTTTCAACATAACAACCCTTACCTGCGGAGGTATATATGAAGATTGCACTAGAACTTACGAGTGCGCTCGATGGCAAGTCACGAAAGATTGTGGCTGCGTTCCCAGACTTCATTGCGTTTGAGAACAAGTTCAATCGAAGCGTTGCCAAGTTTGAAACAGAACTCACGTTGACTGACCTTGCGTATTTGGGTTGGCATGCTGAGCATCGTTTGAAGAAGACTGGCCTTGACTTTGAATCATGGTGTGATGAGATTGAGTCGTTGTCTTTGGGAGATGCCAATGATGGCGTGATCGTCCCTTTGGAGATCAGTCAGCCCACTGGATGATTGCGTTCCTGTCTTGTGAGACAGGGATCGCGCCTTCGGTGTTGCTGGCAGAATCGCCAAGAATGTTGTTCACGATGTTTGCCTATCTTCGTTGGAGGGCAATTCATTTAGGGAAGTAGTGTGGGTGCATGTCGTTTCTTGGTGCAGCCCTCGGTCGAGCAGGTGCAGTTTCTATCGCACCATCACGGACAACAAATGATCCGGTAGTCATTGAGGGCTTGGGTGCGTTCTTGCGTAAAGCTTCACAGCAGAAGCCAGAGTTCAATAACAGAATGAGAATCGCGGCGCAGCAGGTGGCAGAGAATCTTGTTGTGAAGGCACGGATTGAGGCTGGGTCTATCACTCGTAGCCGTCAAGCCATTGAGGTGATGAAGGGTATGCGGGCTAGGCGTGACCGGATACCGACAATCAAATTGTCTGAGAAGTCTGGTTTTGTTTCACAGTCTCGTCCGAACCGTAAACGCAAACGGAAGGTGACTAGGGGTGACGTGTTCTTTGGTGCCGAGTTTGGTGGTGCCAGGAATAAGAACACTCAGCAGTTCTTGAGGCATCGAGGCAAGGCAGGGTATTTCTTCTGGCCTACGGTCAGGAAAGAGAAGACCGCCATTGCCAAGGAATACCTGGACGCTATTGAGAAGGTGCTGGCTAGTTTGCGAAAGAGTTGACTTTGGCTGGGATTCCACTACCCTGACAGGTAGGGAGGTAGTCATGGCTGTTCTGTTCAGCAATGTGAAGGCGATTGAGCCGAAGCCGTTGGCTTCGTCGTGGGATCAGTTGCGTGAGCTGCTGTCGTATCACGAGGAGAACCCTTCCAAGACTGATGGGGCTTTGTGGTCTCCTGTTGAGTACTACCCCGATACCACTCGTGGCAATCGCAATGTGCGGTTCATTGAGGCGTTGGTGGTGGACATGGACGGTGAGTCGTTCCGTGAGGCAAGGCTTGATGGGTTGGAGTGGTTTGCGTATTCGACCTATTCACATCGTGATGATGATCCTCACTATCACTTGGTGTTGCCTTTGGCTGAGCGTGTGCCTGCTGGTTTGTGGCGGGCAGTTTGGGAGGGCTTGCATCAACGGTTGAATCTTGTTGGTGACCCACAAACAAAAGACCCTGCACGGTTGTTCTATCTTCCACAGCATGCACCAGATCAGACCTTTGAGTTTCATGAGGGTCGTGGTGCGTTGTTGGATACCGATTTCAGTTGGGATGTTGTTGAGCAATCTAAGCCTGTCAAGTCTCGGCAGGTTCGTCAGCCTCGTGCGCGTCGCCATGAGTCGGTGTTGTTGTCTGAGGCTTGGTGGAATGAGCCTGTCAATTTGTCCTGTTGGGCTGGGTTGGAAGGTAAAGATTTGTATCGTGCGATGGCTTCAGAGTTTCGTGCTTTGCGTCAGCAGTTGGAGGCATCAGAGTAGAATCGGCGCATGGCTGGTGAGCGCACGTTTGTTGTCAAGTTTCTATCGGATACCGATAACGCAACGCGCGGCTTTGACAAGCTGAGTTCTGGACTCAAAGGAATCAACAAGGCAACAGGCGGCCTGATCCCAGGTTTCAGCAATATCGGTTTGGCTGCGACTGCTGCGTTTGGTGCTGTTGCTGCTGGATTGACTATTGCGGCGAAGGCTGCGATCGAAGATGAGAAGTCCCAAGCATTGTTGCAACGACAGTTGGAGAAGACGTTTGGTGCGAATGAGGAGTTGACCACTTCGGCTGAACGATACATTTCGGTGACCCAGTTACGCACCGGAACAAGCGATGTGGAGCTGCGTGACTCGCTTAGCACTTTGGTTCGTGCAACTGGCGATCTGACCAAGTCACAAGATTTGTTGAACACTGCTCAAGATATTTCGGCGGCAACAGGGCGAGACTTGGGTTCGGTCACGTTGGCTTTGGCTAAGGCAAGCCAAGGACAGTTCACTGCATTGTCTCGACTTGGTATCCCGCTTGATGAGTCAACAAAGAAGTCAAAAGATTTCGGCGCAGTTCTTGGCATTCTTGAAGGTCAGTTTGGTGGTGCTGCGGATGCGGCTGCAAACACCTTCGGTGGCAAACTCAAAATCATTCAAGGCCAGTTCGGTGAGATCGTTGAAACGATAGGTGCAGCGTTGCTTCCTTATCTTGACAAGTTCGCCACGTTCCTTGTCGAAAATGTTGCTCCAGCCGTACAGCGAATTACTACGGTGATTGGTGAGAAGGGTTTGATTGCAGGTTTCCAGCAGTTGGTGTACGAGTCTGGAAGTGCGGCACCGAAGATCATCAATGCGTTCAAAGCAATAACCATTGGTATTGCCGCATTTGCCAACGTCACTGCTCGTGCTTTCTATGTAGCAAAGGCAAACTTTCAACTTGTTTTCAGCAAAGACTTGATTGGTGCTGTCAAAAGTTTCGGAAACGCATTTGACGAGTTTATTGATGTTGACAAGTTGTCTGCACAGTTTGATGGGTTTGCTAAGGCGGTTGACAACTATGCGGTGCGAGGTGTCCCTTCAGCGATTCGTGCGCAACAAGGTTTGACCGGTGCAATCGAGGACTTGGGTGGTGACGATGGCGGTGGTGGGTTGACTAAGGTTAGCAAGACTTTGAAGACTGCGACAGAGAAGTTGAAGTTGTACACCGATGCGTTGAAGTCGACTTCATCGGCACAGAAGTCGTTGACGGCTGCGCAGAAGGACAGTGTCAAGGCTGGTGAGTCTTTGGCTGCGGCGAACACCAATTTGGCTGCTGCTCAGGATGCGTTGGATCAGGCTGTTGCAGGTTATGGTGCTGGTTCTCCGCAGGCGAAGAAGGCTGCTAAGGATTTGGAGTTGGCGCAACGTGGGTTGGAGCGGGCTGGGTATCGTGTCGAGCAGTCGGTGTTCGCGGTTCGGGATGCGGAGAAGAATCTTGCTGATGTTCGTAAAGACCCTGAGTCAACTCCGCAGGCGATTCGTGAGGCTGAGATTGCTTTGGCTGAGGCTAAGTTGTCTTCGGCTGATGCTGTTGATGAGCAGGTGCGGGCGACTGATGATTTGACTGTGTCGCAGGATTTGTTGAATCAGGCTGTGAATGGTGCCATTGAGGGGTCGGCTTTGTACACGAGTCTTTCTGATGCGTTGTCTGATGCGAAGAGTCGTCAGGTGTCTGCGACTGATGCGTTGGCTGATGCGAAGGAGCGTGAGGCTGAAGCTCAGGAGCGTTTGAATGAGGCCAATGCGAAGTCTGCGGAGATCGCAAAGTTGTATCCGAAGATTGCTGCTGGTGTTCCGAATCCGATGGCTGTTTCGGCTGATGTTCCTGCTTCGGTTCGTGGCAATCCGTTCACCGGTACGTTCCCACAGAACTCTGGTCAGACGGTCATCAATGTGAATGCTGGGTTGGTGTCTAGTCCTGATCAGGTGGCTCAGGAGATTCAGGACATTCTGAATCGTCGCGCTAGGAACAATGGAGGGAACCCGTTCACGGGTACATTCGGCTGATGGCGAAGGTGATGAAGTGGGGGGAAACAATATCGGTGTTGTTGGATGTCGGCTTTATTGCGAACGAGTTCAAGTTGGATGAGTCACGGTTGAATGATGTGAACGCTGTTCTAAACGGTTCAACAGAGTTCATTGATATCACTGAGTATGTGACTTCTGTGAACATCAATCGTGGTCGTGCCACACAACTTGACCCGTTCAACTCAGGCAACTGTTCAATCATTGCAGACGATAAAGCCTCTGGCCGTCAGTTTGATCCGTTGAACACTGACTCCGTTTGGTATCAGGGTTCGTTGGGTATTGCACCGAAACGTGAGGTGCAGGTGTATGGCGGTTCTGCTGGAACAGCAGCAATGTTCTCTGGGTATCTGTATGACATGAACATCGATTATTCGGAACCACAGTTGTCGTCGGCTGCGATCACGGCTGTCGATGCTTTGGCACAAATATCCCAGACCACACTCACAGGGTTCACTCCTTCATCTGAGTTGACCTCTGCCCGTGTCAATACGATTCTGAACAGGTCTGAGGTGGCTTGGTCTACAGCGTTGCGCAATATTGCTACTGGTGAGGCAACGTGTGGCACTGTGGCATATGAGGATTCAACGAATGCGTTGGCTGCTTTGCAGGCTGTGCAGTTTGCGGAGGATGGCCGTTTGTTTGCGACTAGGTCTGGGTTGATTGAGTTTGATTCTCGTATTTCAAGTTCGTTTGGTACGGCTATCGCAAGTTTGGGTGGGACTGCGGTTGGTTCTATCCCGATCCTCTCGTTGTCTAATCTGTATGGTGCTGAGACTGTGGTGAACCGTGCATCAGTGCAGATATCTGGTGCGTCGGTGTCAAGCGTTGCGAATGGGACGGCTTCGCAGTCTGAGTATGGGATTAAGAACTTCTCGTTGACAGACATCCCGTTGGCCACTCAAGCTGCTGGATCAGCGTTGGCCGAGAACCTGGTGGCACGGTTCTCCGAGCCGGTGGTGAAGTTCTCCGAGGCAACAGTGCTGGTGAACATGTTGACGGCAGCTCAACAGGAACAGATCGCAGCCCTAGAAATAGGGGACATCCTGTCCGTCACCCGTGTCTTCACCTCGGGTGCGCCACTCTCAGTCACCCAGAATGTCGTTGTCGAATCCATCCAACACCGTCTCAGCCCTGCAAGACATGAGGTAAATATCGGCTTGGGACAGATTCAGTTGCTCACAGCGTTTATACTTGACACGTCAGAACTTGACGATCCAACAGTTGGGCTACAATAGGAGAGTAATGGCAACACCAACCACACTTCCAGCAACATTTGTTTCAGGCGATGTTCTGACGGCAGCACAAATGAACAACTTGCGTGGCGCGTTTCGTGTTTTGCAAGTTGTGTCAGCTACTTACGCAACCTCAACTACGTCTAGTACTAACACCTATGTTGATACTGGCTTGACAGTAACCATTACGCCAAGTTCAACAAGCAGCAAAGTTCTTGTTTTGGTATCGCAAAACGGCTGCGTCAAATTGTCAAATGACACAGAGTTGGGCTTAAAACTTATGCGCGGCGCAACAGATTTAGGCGTGTTTTGTATTCAGGGTGGTTTAACAAGCAGTGGTGCAAACAACGGTTTTGGTAGCGCAAGCCATGTATATCTAGATACCCCTGCAACAACTTCTGCCACAACTTACAAAACACAAATGCGGTCAATCGGAAACCTTGCATCAGTAAATACGCAAAGCAACGGCACGCAATCTGGAATAGTGGTTATGGAGATATCAGCATGACCCATGAAGAAATTGTAAGAGGTCTGACACAGTTAGGACATAACGGATGGGTGCTATCTGGCGACGATTACGAAAACATTATTTGGGAAAGCGATACGCCAAAGCCATCGCTCGCCGCTGTAAAAACAGCCAACGATTTGGCGGTTACAAACCTTGCAACTGCGAAAGCCAATGTCTTAGCAAAGTTGGGTCTTACAGCAGATGAAGTCGCCGCGTTACTGGGCTGACCAATGTGCGTGTTAGTCGCTGGCTAATTGTTCTTCCTGCTGTAGTTCTCGCACTGTTTGCACAACCTGTCAAAGCCGACGTTTTAGGAGACTGGGAATACAGCCAGTCAGCAGCCTGCGGTGGCTCAGTCGAAGTAGTTGACAACACCATCACCTTGCATGGCCCCGACCAGAACGGATGTTCAGGTGCGGCACATTGGGTGAAGATTGAGACCACAATCCCAGCCGATGTGGACACAATAGATTTCTCTTGGGCATATCAAACGAATGATGGTTGGGTGTATGACCCACCACAGTACGGTATCAACGGCGTATACACGCTCATCACTCAGCAAAACACTGCGACGGGAACCAAGTCGGTACCCGTGAACGAGGGTGACATCTTCACGTTCCGTCAGTATTCAATAGATACCTGTTGCTCCCCTGGGCATCTG